TGGGTTCCAGGCTGGTTGTAACACACGTAATTATCGACCACATCGCACGACGACGCCGCCGCCCAGAGTCCATCGCTCGTTAATTCGGTAAAGGTATTCGTTGCGGCCACCCAGATATACCGCGCACTCCCATCGACGAGGTAGGCCGTTAAACCTTGACTCGTCATCACATTGTCGGTGATGACCACCGGCCCACTATTGGAATTAAGCGTTCCCACGAGGACTGCCGTCATTGCGGAATCAATGGTGTAGACGCCGTTACCCGCCGCGACCAGCAGGATCGATTCACCGGACAACGCCCGCATCCCCCGCACTTCACCGGATTGCAATTGCGCGACTTCGACGAGTCCAGGGGTCGGGTACAGGGCCGTGCGACCCCGTGCGCCTTCCTGCTTCGTCGGATCGGTTTCGCAGTACCAGTTGATGCACTCTTGGGCATCCTGATAAATCGACGGGGCTTCGTAGGAGCCTCCGACGAATTGAAAGTCAGGCATTAGCGGAATCCCCCATCCATAATAAAGCCCGCGTCCTTCGACCGACCCATCAATAACGTGTCAGGATACCGGCTGATCTTTGGCGGCTGTTGATTCATGCGTTTGAGCGACGCTCTTGACTGCGACGAGAACTGTGAAACCAACGCAATCTGCTGGGTGTCGCTCTTGCCATACATTGGCATCAAGCGAATCGCTAAGCCCCACCGGAGCGCATTGGTGTAGCCCTGCGGAAACGTCATCGTATCGGCCAGTGACGTAAATTGCCGAAAAATGGTGTTGGCAAACAAGTGCATGACGCCTTGCGACGGATTCGGCCAGACCGTAATAATGCCCAGCGATTCAGACGGTTGGTAGTAGATCCCGCGAGGCCACGGGCCGTTCAACGTCTTGAGGCCGATGGACTCGTACTCTTCCAGCGACAGCACAGCAATTGGGTAGTCTAGCCCTCCGCTCGTATTGGTCACCCGTACAAAGCCTGACTCAATCGACAACGGACGTTCATAGGCCGTTGTGAGCGTTGTCGAGCCGACGGTTTGTGCAATGGACACCGTATAGGTGCCGAGTGCGCTATCCACGCCACCGGCACCCGTTCCGAACCCCACAATCGTCGTCCCCGTCGTTACGCCAGACCCCGTCACCGTTTGCCCCATCGTGATCGCCCCGCTGGTCAGGACGGTCACCGTCATCGTCGCCCCGCTGATTGAGCCGGTACAGACTGCGCCGACCCCGCCAGGGCCAATCGTATACTGGATCTGGTTTTGCACGACGGGGAACACAATCTCCGTCTTGTAAAACACGAGCATATTCTCGTTCGACCATTCGGCCAACAAGTCGTTCATCATATCGAGCGCATCTTGTGCGGCGACCGCCGACGGCGATTCCCCCGCTTCTAATGCCCCAATGTCCTTGAGGGAGCGGCTAATAATATCAAGCGGTGTCATTCACGCCTCCCGTTATGTTTTGACCGCGTAAATCGCATCAACATACTTGATATCCCCAAACAGCGAATGCGTGTGCGACCCACCGCCTCCGGTAGAGCCGGTGTTCGCACTATTATTTCCATAGCCCCCGCAACCGGCAATGGTCAGAGTACACCCTCCCATAACGGCACTAAAGCTATGCGTGTGTGCGGGCATTTGCGCGGTAGACAGCGTGGTGGCCCCTGACGTCGATGAAGCAATAGAGGCAATAAACCCCACCGTCCCTCCGCTGCTGACTGACCCTGACACCACCCGTAACGCCGAATCGTTGTCTGTAAGAATTTTCGTCCATCCCGTCGGAGCCGCCGTTTGCACAAACAGCATTTTTGTGCCGGTTGGGAATACTCGGTTACTTGCGCTCACCCACGATGTGCCGTTACTCAAAAGGATATCGTCGGCAGGGCCAGGAGGGGTGACAAAGACTTGTGGCAAGTTCGTAATGGTGACGACCGTGCCGTTATTGATGGTGACAGATCCGACTGAGAAAAATGAACCAGTGACAAGTCCTGAGATATAATACGCCCCAGATGGCACAAACACATATTGTCCACCCGCCGCGAGTAGGGCCGCATTAAAGGCGGCAGTGCTATCGGTCACGCCGTCAGCCACCGCCCCAAAATCCTCCACGCTAATCCACTCTTGGAGCTTTGATGTCACCGTGCGGCTGACCGCTCCCACGCCACCTTGATCGTACATTAACGTACTGGCAGAAACACCGGTCGTGAGGTTATCGTAGGTGCCAATCGTCACCGCCGCCGACGTCTTGAGGACAAACTTATAGCCCGCAAGGTCTGTTGCCCAAACTTCGCCACCAGACGGCACTCGCCCAGACGCATCCAGGACAATCGGGTTCGCGTGAGCCACATTCCCTGCACTCGTGGTATAGGTGGATTGCGGCGTGGATGTCCCCGCAACATACGAATACACCAGCCCGCCAGATAACATTACGCCGTTTGAGTCGAAAAACTGCCAGCCCGCTCCTGCAAAAAGCGACACGTTCACAGACATACAGTCCTCATTCTGTTAGGAATATAATGACGGTGCATGGGCATTACGCAATCCTTTGAAACGATGGAGCCATCGGCAGCACGGGGATGGACTCGTAACTCTTCACCACTTCATTGCGAAACGACTCGACCGCCGCACCCGTTTGCCGCTGCTGCTGACTGTTTTCAATGAGCAGCATAGGAAGCCATGCAATGGCACACGCCCATTCATCGACCTCTTTGCCAGTGTTCGGGTTCGTGCCGCGCACTTGTGTAAACCACGCACATTGCAGTCCAATGCAGTCCTTCTTAATCAAGGGACAATAATTTCCTGGTTTTAATTCCATGTCTAGCCCCCGTCCTTGGGAATTGTAAAGACATTGACAAAGACCGTGTGATCTTCCAAGGCTTCAATTTCATGCCATGCCCCTGCACGAAGATTGATCGGGATGGTCTGCGTGTCCATCACCAGTTGGCGTGTTTCATTTTCTACACGGCATGACCCCGCCATACACATGGTTAAGTGGGAATAGTCGTGCGAATGACGCGGCAGTCCTTCGCCTTTCGACGCATGGAAGACCGCTATCGTGGTATTGTCTTGCACACACAGATGTCTCGGTGAAATAGACGTCATTACAATTCTTGTGTCCCTGATACGGTCGGTTGATTCTTCGCAATCGCAACTGCCGCCACTCGTGCCGCTTCTATCCTCGCTGAGTGCATTCTGGCATAAATTGATTCACACTCCAACGCCCATGATGGTAATGCCTGAACACGCACATTTGCGGGCTTCTGCCCGTCGCTATCAGTGGCAAACTCGATCTCGCCACGCACCCCATCCCATTGAAAGGCGTGGAGTGAGGCAGGGAGACTGACGCCAGCGAGGTCGCATTGGAGCATGACCTTGTCACGGTAGACGGCTGAATCTGACGGAATAATCGTAAGCAACATACATCCCCCTACTTGTGATACCAGCCTTGCAACGCCACCACGACGGCCAGCGCAGCCCCACCGAGCCACAGGAACGCCCCCAGCACACTTTTGAAGGCCCGAATATCTTGGTCGTGCGCTTCCACCCGCTTGTGGATCTCGTCGAGCTTGTCATCGAGCAGCCGTTCGAGGGCCATGAAATCCTCGGTCGTCACATCAGACCTCCACCGCGTTCCCTGTACGGATCATGCCCGCCAGTTCAATGGCCCGTTTCCCCACCTGCGTCGCATACGCACTATCCAGAATCTCAGCCGCAGCGGTCTCGTAATTGTGTGCGACCATCGCCGTGATAAACTTCTTGAACGTCCCTAGCTTCTTCACGCCCATATTGAACCCCAGCGAGATCACCGCATCCTTGCGGGTACGATCCAAGTCGGCGAACCACAGAAACTCGTCGCGTAGAGCTGACACGGTCACCGCAATGTCCCGATCCAGCATCGCCATGGCTTCCGCTTCGGTGATGCCATTGTCGTCGAGGTTGCGCCCCACGCCGATTGAGGTGCGTCCTGCGGTACACTTGTACGGCTTGAGCCGCATGCCCTCATGCTTAATCAGCAGGGCTTGGAGGGGCGTAAGCGTCATCGCTTGTTGTACCCGTCTTTTGTACCTTTTGTACGTTTGGTACGTTTTGGCTTCGCCTTCGGTTTGGGCTTGGGCGAGGGCGATAGGTTGAGCAGCCATTGCAAGAATGTTCTCATGGTTAGACTCCTCCTGCGGGTGCGTCAGCGGGTTCGGGCGTGTTGCCTTCTTTACCCGTTCCATTGCAT